GCCCCCACCTTCTGCTTGATCGCGGCGATGGCAGCGTCCTTATTCGGCAGCTCACTGGTGTCCACCCCCAGACCCTGGCCGAGGGTGTCCAGGTCAGACCTGCTCATGGCCTGGAGGGAGGCGTCTGAGAGGTCGGGCTGGTCAGCCAGGCTGAGAGTGGTGCCGGCGTTGGTGCGGGCCACGTAGAGCCTGTTTCCGCCCTCGCGGAAGTAGGCCTCAGCCCCGTCCCAGGCCAGGTCACCCCCCTGCCTGTCACCGAAGATGCTCTCGTACTCGGTCAGGGACTGGACGAGGGCCACATCGGGCGGGGCAGGCGTGACCCCCACGGCGGTGTTGCCGAGCAGGAAGCCCACGCCTGTGTCTGTGGGTGCAGACCTGGGCAGCGGCAGTGCACGGCTGATGACATCGACTCCTGGGCGCATCCTGCGCCTCCTTCCTAGTCGGGCTCGGGGAGTGGGTCGGGCGGCGGGTAGTGCTCGACCGTCTCGCTGTGGGTCTTGACGGTCTGGTCAGGAGGCCAGGGCAGGGTGTCGTCCGGGCTCAGCGGCAGGTCTGGGGTGTTCGGGCCCATGCCCCAGGAGGTCACGTCCTCCACCTCGACGGTGAAGTTGGCCAGGCCGGCCCCCAGGCTCCGCTCATCATCGAAGGGGAGTTGGGTGTAGTCCTCGTCCTGCCAGACCACACCTGCTGCCCTCCCGCCCAGACTGGGCCTCTGGATCAGGAGGGCACGGTGGGCCGCGATGTAGAGCCTGGCAAGCCTGTGAGTCTCCAGCTCGGTGCGGGCTGAGACGACGATCCCCAGGCCCATCTGCCAGCGAGCCCGGTAGCTGCCTGAGCCATCCTTGAGCGGCAGCTCTGAGAGCCCGACTGAGACGAGCAGGCCGGCTGGGAGCTGGTCTTCCGGCCACTTATCGAAGGAGGCGGTGGTGACCCAGGAGCGGATGCGCTGGAGCTGGCCGGCCTGGAGCCCCTTCTGGCGCTCCTTCTCGGCCAGGTAGGTGGATGACCAGGTGGCCAGCGTCTCCAGGCACCACTGCTCCACATCGTCGCCGTCAACGATGGGGCCGAAGATGCTGGGGCTAGGGGTGCTCATGGGCTGAGGCGATGTAGTGGCCGACGATTTCCTTGATTCCTGAGCGCTGCTTGGTGGTCAGGCCGACCAGCTTGCGCTTGGGCACCCCTGTGCCTGTGTCGTGGTAGAAGGCATACGGCAGCTTGGTGCCGAAGCGGAAGCTGCCTGGGCTGGGCTCGTCCACCTGGCCGGCCGCTCCTTCCTGGGTCAGGCTGGCATGGAGGGCCTGGGTGGCCCGCAGTGCTCTCGGGTCGAGCCCCTGGCGGGCCTTGCGCTCCCTGGTGGAGTCGGCCAGAGGGGGCCACTTCGGCCGCTGGTTCTGGCCCTCAAAGCGTTCCTTCTCGGACTCCAGGAAGACCCTGCGGATGACGGCATCCAGGGGCCTCACGTTCTGGGCTCGCTTGCCCATCAGCTCCAGGTCAGAGGCAGCCTTGGCTGCCCCCACTGCCTCTACGACGAAGCCTAGGGGGCCACTGGCTCTGGCCATGCCAACTCTGGGTCGGTCAGGTAGATGAAGGAGTAGGGCAGGGATGTCCAGGAGCCGACCGGCACCATCTCCATGTCGTAGGTGGGCAGGGCTCCCTGACCACCACCCCCAGCCATCGCCTCGGTGAAGGCCTGGAGGTCGTCCAGGTACTCCTCCCGGAGCTGGGTATAGGCTGAGCGATCAGTCCGAACCTGCTCGGGAAAGTACGACTTCTCCACCCTGAGAGCGGCCCGGTAGGCGACCAGGCTGGCGAAGGCGGTCTGAGCCTCGGTCGGCATCGTCTCCACTGGCCCGAACCTGATCCCGACCAGGGCCATGGCTGCGTCGATGTGCCCCTCCACCTGGTCACCTGTGGGCCTCGTCTCATCATCGAAGGTGCCCACCTCGGTGCCGTTGGAGTCCTTGGTGCGGGCTCTGAGCAGGAGCGCCACGTCCTCGACTGAGGGCCTGCCGGCCGGCACGGGTGTGGTCATCACTCCTCCAGGGGGTTGACAGTCGGGTAGGGGAAGCCAGGGATGCGGAAGCTGCGTGGGCTCATCGGTATCCAGCCGCCGATGGTGTCCAACTCGTAGAGGTCGTCGTAGTTGCGCTGCCACCAGTCGGCCGGCCAGCTCGCTGGGGGCCTGTTCTGCTTCTCCCACCAGAGCTGCCGCCTGAGCCCGACACCCGCCCTCCTGGGTGCGCTGGTCAGGATGAGCGGGTAGTCGGGCAGTGGCATCAGGGGCCTCCGATGGAGAAGACGGCCTCCCCTGACACAGGCCCATTCGGCGGGACGTTGACCACCGCCACTGGGACGGCTGGGTCAGCCCCTGGGAACATCCCAGCCGAGATGACGGTGGTCAGGGTGTCAGGGGCTGGATGGCTGGTGCGCTCCAGAATCCACTGGCCCTGGGCGTCCTTGCCGAAGGCGATGACGGCATCAGGAGTGAAGTCCGTTCCCGTGACCGTCAGGAGCACATCGTCAGGAGGCCCCACTGGGCAGCTTGTCGGATCGATCCCTGAGATGACAGGGAGGTAGACCTGCGGGTAGCCCAGCGTCTCCTCGGCATGGACTCCTGTGGGCGGATCAGTGTCCTCGGCCACGGTGACCGGAGCCCAGGTGGAGTGGGTGGAGTCAGAGCTGAGCCCTGGGTCGTAGCCGGCCTCAGACATCTAGCTCCCCTTGGAGGTGGAGCTGCGGGTGGTCTTCTGCTGCGGGGTCGGCTCGCTTGCGCCGGCCCCTGGCTTCCCCAGGGTCTGGGTGACCTGCGGGCCAGACGGTGGATTCTGTTCCGGCACGTCTGCCGGCGCGTAGGTCGAGTCCCTGGCATCACTGGAGAGGGTGAGGTCAGGAGCCTCCAACTCAGTCGGTACGTCAGTCACTCAGGGCCTCCTAGGTCGCGTTCTTGATCGCCACGACTGCACGGTTCAGGTCGTGCACCATGAAGGCGATCCGCGTCTCGTAGCGGATGGCGGTCAGGTTCTCCTGGAACAGCTTGCGGTCAGTGGTGCCGTCATTGACGGTCGCCTCAGAGCTGGTGGTCAGGGTCACGTCCTTCCGCACCCGCACGTGCAGGTTCGGCCTGGACACCACGAAGCCCAGGATGTCGGTCGCAGCCGGCGCGGCCGTGGCGTTGGTCAGGTTCGTGCTGGCCTCGGAGCTGATCCCGTAGAGGGGGTCGCGGCCGGTGCCGGCACCGTAGATGGGCATGGACGGGTCGAGGGTGCTGCGGGCATCTCTGAGCACCTGGGCGAAGCCGAACCCGAGCAGGGCTCCCATGCTTCCTGCCCCGCCGTAGCCGTTGGCCTCCAGGATGCCCATGGCCTTCGACACCGCGAGCTGGAGGGCATCGGGCTTGGTCTGGTCGTACTCCACGATGGAGGTGGTGGCTGCCAGGGTGGAGTCGAAGACGGAGGTGATCGCTACCCCCTTGGAGAGCCCCACCGCGTGGGCATCGATCACGTCGTTGATGGCAGTCCTGACGCCTGAGTCCACCAGGACGTTCAGGTCACCGCCCTGGACATCCTCCAGCATCTCGTCTGTGAACAGGACGATGGAGGCGAACTTCTTGACGTTGATGTAGGTGATGCCGAAGGCAGCACCCGTCACTGGCTTGACTGCACCCTCACCGACCGGGGCTGCCGTGGGCTGCCCCAGCCAGATCGGAAACTGCGTCTTGACTGCGGAGGTGGCTCGCTTGTCGCCGGCCAGGGCGATGGCCCCTGACTCGACCAGGATGCCCTGGGTGAGGATGTCACCTTGCTCGGGCGGGAGTAGATAGCCACCCGCTGCTGGCGGGTTTTCCGCAATCGGGATTTGGTTCGCCATGAAGGCTCCTTCGCTGGGGCCCGCTCAGGCGGGCAGGAGGTCAGCGACGGCCCAGGCCCAGGGAGCGAAGCAGGAGGTCATTGTGGGCCTCCTCAGGAGACTTCTGCTCCGGGACGGGCTGCCGAGCCCCACCGTCGTATCCGGTGGTGGCAGGTCTGCCCTTGTCGGCTAGCAGCTTGGCCAGCTCCTCAGCTCTCAGCTCCAGCTCCTCCTTGGTGCTGCCGTTCAGGAAGGCAGCCGCCTCCATCCCCAGCCCGTGCTGGGTCGCCACCTCGTAGCGCAGGAGCCTCAGTTCGGCCTCAGTAGCTCGCCGCTCGCTCTCGGCCACCCTCTGGGTGGCCTTCTCCAGCTCGGTCTTATCCCTGTCCTCGTATTCCCTGAGGCGGGCTTCTAGCTCGGTGAGCTGGGTGCTGGAGGATGCCGCCTCCCTGCGGAGCTGCTTGACGTAGGGCTCGGAGTAGTGCCGGCCACCAGAGCCCTCCTGGGGCTCGCTGGTGCCCTGCTCTGCTCCTGTCTCGGGCTCCTGGCCCTCACCAGGCTGGGGCTCCTGGCCCTCAGCCGGCGTCTCGGGCGATGGATCAGCCATCTATGCCCTCCTCATCGTGGTGCGGGTGGTCTGGGTGGTGGGGGTGGGGTCGGTGGTGGGACGGGCCTGGTGGGAGTGGCTGGCGCAGGGGCTGGGGCCGGTATCGGCTCGCCTGGGGCTACGGCCTCACCAGGCTGGCTGGTCAGCATCTCCCTGGCGGCTGCGGCCTCAGCCTGCGCTGCGGCCTCCAGCTCAGCCTCTCTGGCGCTCTCCTCCAGTTTCTCCATCTCAGCGATCTGCTCGGGCGTGTAGCCCAGCTCCAGCCAGATGACTGGCAGCGGGATGCCCAGGGTCTTCTTCTTGACTGCCGCGTCCACGGCCTGGCCCTGGGCGACGCGCTCGGGGTTGGCCCAGATGACTTCGCAGTCAGCCTCGGTACCGGCTGCCTTGAGGGCCAGCTCCATCGCCTCCTCCCAGGGGTCGGAGTAAAAAAGCGTCTTCTGGCGGCACTTGGACACCAGGCCTGCCTCAGCCACCGAGAGGGCGTCGCCGCTCATGTTCACCAGCTTGGCCAGGAGGTAGTGCGGGGGTGTCCTGGTCTGGGCTGCCAGGTGCTGGACGAACATTTCGATGGCGTTGACGAAGTTGGACAGGTCGGCTGCCGGCAGGCTGGTCACCGAGGCATCTGAGGGCTTGAAAGTCCACAGGCGGCTCATGGCTGCCTTCATCTCGGCCGCAGCCAGAGGCTGGCCTGTCTCAGGGTCTTTCGGCACCTCCACCCCCGTGACCACCCGCTGGGGGAAGGCCCCGTACTCGGAGGTCACGATCAGGTCGGTGCAGAGCTTATTCACGGCGTTCTGGAGAGGAACGGCCGGCTCCAGGTCTGAGTGGGCCTCCCCGAGGAGCCCAGGCTTATTCGCCAGTTCGATCACGGGCACCTCGCCCAGAGAGTTGGGCACCTCTGTGGGGCCGTCTGTCCTGGGCACCCACTCCACCCCGCTGACCCTGGTGTGAGGGGAGGCCAGGGGCTCCTTCGATTCGAAGCGAAGCAGCACATCTGGCAGGTAGAGGGTGCAGTAGGCGAAGCCGTCCTCCCCTGCCCAGCGCTTGAGAGCTGCCAGGCGGGTGCGGTGGTCGGCGGGGTCGGTCACCAAGACCATCTGGGAGGGGTGCTCCACGGTGATGCGGGGCTCGCCACCGTTGGGGTCTACGAGCAGGAAGGCTCGCCCTGACTTGCCGGCCTCGGTGTGGGCTATCACCGACTCACGATCCAGACGGTTGTCCTGCCAGATCGCCCAGGCCTCCTCACTCACCCCCTCGTTCACGCGGAAGCCGATCACCCGCAGGCGCTCCACTGGGGCATCGACCACGATCTGGCACCAGTTGTCGGAGAAGGCCCCGAACAGGCTGCCGAAGGCCTCCCGGAACTTGGAGGTGGCGAAGTGGAGCGGGTGCCGGCCGTCGTAGTAGTCCTCGTAGACCTGGGCCTCCAGGGCTCTCAGGTTCAGGAGGCCGGACAGCCACTCCCGCCAGTCCAGAGGTGTGCGGGCTGCCACGCGGGGCAGCACGGCCAGAGCTGGTGTCTCCATCATGCTCACAGGAAGGCAAACTCCCCTCGGTCAGCGTCGTTGGCAGCGATGGCGTCGCAGCGAGCCTCGTAGGCCAGGACTGAGGCCACTGCCGCGTCGATCTTCTCGGCGGTGGCCCCCTTCTCCAGCCAGTAGCCGCCCCTCACCTCTCGCATCTGGGCGTTCAGGACGTGCCTGGTCAGAGCCTCATCCCCTGAGTGGCTGAGGCCACCTGAGATGAGGTCGGTGCGGAAGCGTTCCACTGCCGCCATGAAGCGGGAGCGGTTGGTGGGGTAGCGAGTGACTGCGGGCTCCCCGTAGTCCCTGGCCCAGGTGTCGATTTCGGACTGCCAGAGAGGCGGGTCGAAGTAGCCCCTGACCACGGCGTACTCCTCCATCACCTCGGCCAGGAGCGAGTCCACCTCGCCGGCTGGCACCTCCCAGGAGGTCACACCCCTGGGGGCCTCCCAGATGCCGAGGGGCACCAGGAGCCCGTCTGAGACGCGGCAGGCGACCAGAGCGGTGGAGTCGCCGTAGCGGGCACCGTCGAAACCGATGGTGACCATCTCGCCTGGCTCCAGCCGCTCATCCTCACCCTGGGCCTGCTGCCACTCCTCAGCCTTGAGCCAGGCCCCCTCGGCTCCTGTCCAGATCCCGCAGACCAGCCTGCGCCACTCCCAGGACAGGGTGCTGGGGGAGTCATGGGCCTGGGCCAGCTTCTCTGTGGTCTGCCAGGAGGAGGGATTCACCGTCTTGACCAGGCCGATGTCGGAGGTGTCGTCCTCGTCGGTCAGGCCCCATTCATGGAGGGCGAAGCTGCCGTCCTCAGAGCGGGCGTAGGTGTAGCGGCCATCCTTCTCCAGGTGCGGGAGCTTGTAGGCGGCTGCCCGCATCAGCCCCAGTGGGCTCTGGACGCTGACCCCTGCCACGCTGATGGAGAGCATCTGGCCGTCCCTGGGGCCAAGGCCATGGCGGAAGATCGCGTAAAGCTCGGCTGAGCGGTGCCGGCCCAGCTCATCGACTAAGGCCAGGGTGGGGATGATGCCGTCAGCGGTGTCCACATCAGCGGCCATCACCCTGATCCGCCCCCGGTCGCCCCGCTTCCTGATCTGCCGGTAGCCACCCTTCACCACCAGCCGCTTCTGGAGGTACTCCGACCGGCTCACGAAGCCTGCGGCCTGCTCGTAGAGGATGGAGGCCTGATCCCTGGAGGTGGCCCCGATCACGCACTCGGCGTCCCTGGTGGTGACCAGGTGGTAGAGGGCCAGAGCTGCCAGAAGGGTGGTCTTGCCGTTCTTCTTCGACAGGAGCACCAGCGTCTCGACCGCCCCGGCGAAGAAGTCGCCCAGCATCTTCGCCTGGAAGGGCTCCAGCTCCATCCGCCTGCCGTTCTCCAGGGTCAGGAGCTGGCAGAAGCGGGCGAAGCCCTCCAGGAGGTCAGCCGGCTCGGCGGCTGCGGCGGTCGGCAAGCTCATCGAACTCGGAGAACGGGTCTGTCTCGGTCAGCTCCTCCACCTCAGGCTCAGCCCCTGCCTCAGCCCTGACCCTGACCGACACCCCGCCCCACTGGTCAGGCCACTGGCGCTCCAGGAGCCAGTTCGCTGCCCGCCAGTCCGTCTCTGCCGCCTTGGCGACGATGGCCACCAGCCTCACCTGGCCCTCAGCCCTGGCCTTCTCCACCCGCTCCCTGAGCTGGGCGTAGGGCTCCTCGCCTGTCGCGCCTCGGCGCATCCAGCCCTTGAAGGTGTCCCACTTGACTCCTGCTGACCTGGTGGCCACGGTCACGTAGTTCCCGTAGCGGAGGCTGGCCACGATCAGGTCGGCCACGTCATCGTTCAGGAGCCCAGGCCTGCCGGCAGTGGAGGGCACCCCCACCTGGTGCACGTAGCAGCGGGAGTAGCCGGCCATCACGTGGTTCCGGCACTGCTCGCCCTCGGCGGTCAGCTCAGAGCACTGCTCAGCCATCAGACCCCAGCACTGAGCTGTCGCCCACCAGCGCCAGCTTGTAGTCCGGCTGCTCGGTGAAGGCAGGGTCAGGGATCAGCGGCAGCTTGCGCCACTGGGAGTAATCCACGTGGTGGTGCCAGCGGTTGAACCGCCAGACCAGCCTGGCCACGTCCGGGTGCAGCCTCACCAGCATCTCGGACTTGGGCCGGGTGCCCTCCAGCTTGTAGAAGTCGTCGGTGTTGCCGCCATCCATCACCTGGGTGGCGACCTTCTTCTGGATGAAGGTGAGGAACTGCACCGTCGCCCAGCCAGTCTTGAGGGCTCTGAGGCTGAGGTCGGTGTCCTCGTTGTAGCGGCCCCGCCACCTCAGGGGCAGGGCGTTGCGGATCAGGTTGCAGGAGTAGATGCGGGAGCCCACCAGGTAGGGCGGGGTCTTGGCCCTGGAGGGGCTGAACGACTCGTAGGCAGGCCCAGCGATCCCCACGTTGCGGTAGCGCATGGCGAATGTCTCCATCGCGTGGAAGCAGGTGCCATCCCCGACCACCACCCGCTGGTTCCGGTGCAGCCTGGCAAAAAATCGGATGTTGTCGTCCATCACCCAGTGCCAGTCAGCCCCCTGGCTGAGGGAGTGCTCCCAAGCGAAGTTGCGGGCAGCTCCAGGCCCCTTGGACTTGGAGGCCCCCAGCCTGTCGCAGGTGTCGTAGCCCTCCAGGTAGGCCGGGTCGAGCACCAGGATGCGCTCAGCCGGGAAGTGGTCGGCGTAGGCCTCCACCTCCTGCTGCTCCACCACCAGCCAGTACGGCACCCCCAGGCGCTCCAGGGCTCTCGGGGTCAGGGCGTTCAGGGCTCGGCCCTTGCTCACGATGTAGACGGGCCAGCGGGGCCTCATGCCTCCCACCGCTCCAGGGCCTCCGTGAAGTGCAGCTCAGGGACGAGCTGGTTCGACCATGGGCCTGTGGTGGCATGGGCACCGACTCGGATCGCTGCCCAGTAGGCGACCTTGCGAGGCAGGTGCCAGGCGATCCAGATGACCAGGCGCTCCCTCATGCCACCTCCTCCTCCCAGCGCACGGCCCCGGTCGTGGACTCACCCACGAAGCCGTCATGCTCAGGCCACCAGAGCTGGGCAGCCGCAGCCCTGCCGATCAGAGCGAAGAAGCCGGCCACGTCAGCCTCGCTGCGGAAGTGGATCACGCAGCGGTAGGCGCTCTGGCGGTCTTCGGATTCAAACTCAGGCAGCCCCGCCCAGGCCTGGCTGGGGTCGGTGATGCCCTCACCCAGGAGCACGGCCAGGGAGAGGTCATCCCAGCCGGTGCCCAGGAGGCTGGCCAGGTCGGCGTCTCGCATCTCCCTGAGCAGGTCGCCCAGGAGCTGGTCATCGCTGGCAGCCAGCCTGGTCACCTCGTTGTCAGCCACCAGGAGCTTGAGCGCCCTCGGGTCATCAGGGGAGAGCGGCAGCCTGACCACTGGCACCTGGGTCAGCCCAGCCTCCCTGGCTGACTCCACCACCCCGTGGCCGGCCAGGATCGTCCCATCCTGGGCCACCACCACGTTCCGGTAGACCCCGTGCTCCTGGAGGGAGGCCACCA